CAACAGGCGGTCGCACATATAAGACCCGTAAAAAGGCCTGACATGCCGGTACGGATCGTCTCCACCGTATTGACCGCGGCGTCAAGCTATGACCTGACGACGCTCGACAATATCAAGGACGATCTTGCCATTCCGACCAATGATACATCCAGTGATACTACGCTTGCGCGATACATCACCGAGCAATCTTTGATGGTGGCGCAATACTGCAATCGGGTCTTTCCGATTGAAACGGTGCAGGACGTTATTTATCCCTACCGCGACCCCTATCCCTACCAAGTGACCGGCATGATGCCGGAACTCCAGCTTTCCCGCTGGCCGATAGTCTCGGTCACTTCGGTAACGGATACGGTAGCGGTTAATACCAGCAATACGCTCATTGCTGATACCGATTACATAGTCGATGAGGCGCGTGGCTGGCTGACAAAAATCGACCCGAACACCGGCTATCCGACCGGCTGGAGCCCGGATCAATACACGATTGAATATGTTGCGGGGTATTTTGAGGCCGGAAGCGGAACACCGCCTGCCGATCTTGAAATGGCCGTTTTGCGCATGGTGACGGCACGATTTAAAGCCCGCGGGCGTGACCCATTCTTGCGTACCCAGGGTGAACCTGGCGTTGGCAATGAAAGTTATTGGATTGGCGCATTGCCAGGGCAAACCGGCCCATTCCCGCCGGATATTGCCGCCGTTCTTGAAAAATACCGTATGCCTCTCGCCACATAAATTAGGTGCGCCATGGAATTTAACGCTATCGTCACAGGCGACCGCGAAGTCGGTGCGCGTTTTGAGAAATGGCCGAAAGAAATTCATGACGCGCTTTATCAACGCATCGTCAGATTGACGAAAGACTTATACGAAAGAGTCCTTTCACTCGTTCCTGAACGAACCGGCGAGCTACGAAGTGAAATCATTTCCAAAGTTTACAACGATCCTGAAAGCATTAAGGGCGTCGTAACGCTGGGCGGCAAACTTACCAAAAACGAAGCTATCAAAGCCGCTGCGCTGGAATATGGCGCTCACGGGCGCGCCAAAGTCAAAAATTATAAACGCACGATTACCGAAGCCTTTGGCCGTTCTATTTCACCTATGAGCATTCAGGTGCAGCCTTATGTGCGCCAAGTCAATATTGAAGAACGATCTTTCATGCGCGGCGGTTTAGCTGGAATCAGAGAAGAGGCAACAAGGGAATTAACCGAAGCTCTCAACGAAGCATTTAAGGATTAAGACATGCGCGAAGAAATTATTGCCGCGCTGTTCGACCTTGCTTTGACAGCGACGACTTTCAATACAAGCAATCGGCGTCTTCTACTCTGGAGTAAGGTCGCGTCGTTCCCGGCACTGTTCATTCAATCCGTCGGAACGCATTATCCGCCACGCGAAGTGCGCGGTCTTCCGCCGAAGCGCACAATCACAGCTGAACTCTGGGTTTACACAGATGTTGGCAAAGACCCGAATGCCAATCCTGAAGAAGCCTTAAACGATATCATCGACGCTCTCGAAACCGTGATAGCGCCACCCATGGTCGGTGGGGTTCAAACGCTTGGTGGACTTGTGTCCCATGCCTGGATCGAAGGCGACATTGAACAGTTCTCCGGCGTGCTGGATGGCATCGCCAAAGCAATCATCCCCGTAAAAATTCTTATTCCCTGATTTCCCCGGCCCAACCGGTGGAAAGCCGTGTCTCGCCCTTTGGCAAGGCTTCCGCACCGTCGTGATGACGGCGCTTCCCTTCGATGGAGTTTACCCATGCTACAGCAATACAACTTCGGCGCCGGAACCCTGTTTCTGGTGCGCACCGATATCGCCGTGCCCACGCCAACGCGCATCGGCACTTTGCAGGACGTCAGTGTTGATATGTCCTTCGAAGTTAAAGAGCTTTATGGGCAATATCAGGCACCGGTTGCTGTCGCGCGTGGCCAGCAGAAAATTACCGGCAAGGCCAAGATCGCCAATTTGAACGCCCGTCAGCTGAACGACGCCTTTTTGGGGCAAACGCTCAACACCGGCGAACAAATCACCATCGTCGATGAAGGCGGCCCAAACGGAACGCCCATTCCGAGCAGTTCGCCTTATCACATCATCGTGGCAAACGGCTCGGCCATGTCATCCGGAACGCCCGGCGTAGACCTCGGCGTTTTTAATGCCGCAACCGGCATTCAGATGACGCGCGTCTCAACCGGCCCGACTACTGGCCAATACTCATGCGATATGACGAGCGGCACTTACACCTTCGCCGCGGCTGATGAAGGCATCAATGTTCTGATCTCATACGCTTATTTTGAGACGATGACGGGCAACCGGATCACGGCGGTTAACCAGCTGATGGGGTCTTCGCCTCAGTTCCAGATGAAATTGAACAACAACTACGCTGGGAACAATTTGTCGCTGACTCTTTACGCGGCGATACCGACGAAAATGAGCTGGGATTTCAAGAATGAGGATTTCACCGTCCCCGACTTTGAATTCTCTGCCTTCACCGACAGCCTTGGCCGCTTCTTCGACTGGTCGAGTACGCTCTAATGCCCGGCAACCGGCAGGCCTTTCTCGACATGCTTGCATGGTCGGAAGGCACGACGACGATTACGGAAAGCGACAACGGCTATAATGTTCTGGTGGGATCGACGCCATCGCATCCGCTATTGTTCGACAGCTATGCCGATCATCCGCGCATTTTGAATGCCGAACTGGATTCGACGGCTGCAGGCCGTTACCAGCTGCTTGCCAAGTATTTTGATGCTTACAAGCAGTTGCTCAAACTGTCTGACTTCTCACCGACGTCACAGGATTTAATCGCCGTTCAGCAAATTACCGAACGGCGGGCGATGGCCGATATCGCTGCAGGCAATATCATCACTGCAATCCTGAAATGTTCGACGATCTGGGCCAGCTTACCCGGAGCGCCTTATGGACAGCGACAGAACAAATTGAGCGATCTACTGGCTGAATATCAAAAGGCCGGCGGCTCGCTGTCCTCCACTTCCTGAATCGACATTCCTGAAACAACCGGCTTCGCGTTTACGCGGCGCGTGCTGTCGGTTGCTCTCAACATGCCGCGCTGGAGAAACACATGAGCATCCTTTCAAACGTTGAACAGTTTTTTGAGAATTTGTGGAACAACGTCCTTAAGCCGGACGTTGAGGAAGCCGAGCAAGTGGTCGATACCTTCTTTGTGTCCGCTGAATCCGCCGTCGAAAATGAACTCGGCGTCGCAGGCCTCAAGATCGTGACCGATGCCGTTGCCGCTGCTGAAAATGCGGGTGGAACTGGCGTTCAGAAACTGGCTGCAGCAACAGCTTCGATTGTTTCTAACCTGTCCGCTGCAAATATCCTCAATGTGGCGACAAACACGATCAACGTTGCCATTGAAGCAGCCGTTTCGGCAATGAATTCGGCAAAACCATCCGGAACGACGAATACCGGCACGCAGACAAGCGATCCATCACAGACAGCCGGTAACGACAACAGCGGTGGTTCGACGGATGCCGGATCAACGTCTTCGGGCGACGCATCGTCCGATACGACAACCGGCGCTTCTGCCAAGTAAAAACAAAACAAGGAGAATTACTATGAGCGTCCTCAGCCTTATCACTGCTGCGGTTAAGAACTTTCAGCCCACGACAAGTGTTCTGGCTGGGGGCGCCGCTAGTATCATTACCTGTGCCATCGGTGCCGTTCTCGTCGCTGCTGGTGTTGCCATCCCGCCAATAGGCATTCTCGGCCTGACGGCGGCAACGCCTTTGACCATGACAATGGTTATGAGCGCCGCTGTGCCTATCGGCCATGTCGTTACGGCGCTGGTTCCTGACAGCGTCAATCAGCAATTGAACGGACTCGCGCAGAAACTTCAAGTCGATGTTGCGAAGCTTAAAAGTTTTATTCCGCAGGAATATTACTCGGACGACGATTTTCCGAAGGATCGGAACGGCGTTTGAATGGCGTGGCTTTATCTTCCGCTGGTAACGGACACCATGCTGGCGGCGGGAAAGCCGTATTCGGACTTTCACTCTGTGCTGGCGCCGGAGGCCTCGATCTCGGACTCCACATCGCCATGCCCGGATATAGAACTATTTGTTATGTCGAGCGGGACGCCTACGCCGCAGCCACTCTCGTGGCGCGGATGGAAGACAAGGCCCTGGATCAAGCGCCTGTCTGGGACGACCTTACCAGTTTCGACGGCAAACCGTGGCGCGGCCTCGTGGATATCGTTCATGGCGGTTATCCATGCCAACCTTTTAGCGTCGCCGGACGAAAACTCGGCGATAAAGACCCACGACATCTCTGGCCCCACATCGCCCGGATCGTCCGTGAAATCGAACCGCCGCTTTGCTTCTTCGAAAATGTCGGCGGACATTTACGATTGGGCTTTGAACAAGTCGATGATGACCTTCGATCGATGGGTTACCGTGTTGCGGCTGGCTTGTTTGCAGCGGAGGAAGTTGGCGCTCCTCATAGACGAGAGCGATTGTTCATCCTGGCCTACCGCCACAGCAACTGACTCAAGGGTTAATGAAGCCAGACCGCCAGAAAAAATGATCCGTAAAGATGGTCGGAATGTTTTGCGTACTCCTTCGCTTGCTGAAACTGTTTTGCAGCCTCTGGATTTCCCATACACAAAACAAGATATCGATTTAGCGCATCAACAACTTCCTTATCAGGTTGCCAAAGCACATTGGCCGACCGCGACAGCAACTGATGGCGAAAAAGGCGGCCCAAATAGCCGTCATGGTAACGGCACTCTGCATTTGGCCGCCGCCGCAGTTCAAACACTCTGGTACACGCCGAATTGCCCGAACGGCGGCAGAACCAATCCGGCTGAAATGTCCCTAACCGGCGAAATGCCTGACGGACGAAAACGGCAAGTCGGTCTTGAAAATCAGGCAAAACTCGTGTGGCCAACGCCGATGGCCAATCCCAACACGAACCGGCAAACGAAACCCACGCCGTCGCAGATGAAAGGCGAACATGGCCTCAACCTAGCGATGGTCGCGGTTCAATCCTCATGGCCGACACCGCGAACATGCGCCGGAAAACGATCAAGCGGCAGTAATCGAACCGAACTGGTGAATTCATGGGCGACACCGCAAGCGCATGATGTTTCGCAAGGCAATCCCGATCGCGTGGGCCGTTTCGGCACCGCAGCCGGCGGCAGAAACTTAAACGATGAGGGTGTGGCATGGGCAACGCCGATGAGCCGCGACTGGAAGGACGGAGCGGCGACGTCGGACAACCTGCCGACGAACTCGATCCTTGGCCGCCAGGCCCCACGGAGCATGAAAAATGGGAACGCATCGACGCTCACCTTAAACCCGCTGTTTGTCGAGTGGCTCATGGGATGGCCAATCGGGTGGACAGACTGCGCCTCTGCGGTAACGGGGTTGTCCCCCTGGCTGCCGCTTATGCGTTCCGAACTCTCACGGCTGCTGCAGGCATCGACGTCTGACCAGCTTGACTTGTTTACATGATCACTTTGCCGCGGTCTCCGTAACCCTTTGGTTCAATGTTGCCGTCGGCTAGTACAGCCAGCACGGATTTCCTGATCCGGAAAGAACTCGTCGAGGTTTGTATATAAGCGCCAATATCACGCTCAAGCCACGTATTGCCAAAAGCTTCGCCGGCGTAAAAACCTGCATTGCCCGCGCGCACGTTATTCTCACCCCCTGGAGGCGGGTTGATAGCGGCGTGAATCGCAAGTTCGCCAAATCCGGCATCACCAACATATCCGACAGCCGGAAAGCCAAAACACTCAAATCGGTAAACATAGTCAGTTCTATCATTAGGATTGTCGGCTCCCGGCCAACGATTATCGTCTTTACGAACAGAAAAGAGTTTCTGTTCTATGCCAGCATTAGTCGCGGCGACCATTAGATTGCGCCACGCTCTAGAGCGCGGCGTCTTGTAGGAAATGCTGGCCCAATTTTTGCCACAAGTCTTGATGATTGCCTGATTACCTCTAGAGCGGACACAGTCAAAGATATCGATAGGGATTTTCTTTGGATGAGGAAGTCCAAGCGCTTTTAAACGGGACAAAAAAGTTGCCTCATTAAGACAAAGAATTTCAGGATCGGAAGCACGCAGCGTCATCTGTTTAAGAAGCGCAGCATGCGTCCCATAGCCAAGCGAAGATGCCAAGGCTTCTGAAATATGCGAGGATTTTACATCGGGAAGATAAGGAAGAATATCACGCTTAACTTGCGCAAGATTTTCTTCAGTCAGAATGAGAGCGCTCATTGCCGCCAACCTTTCTAGAGATCGATATCTGCCGATTACATATCGACCCATCATGAAAGAGAAGGCCGCGTCGCATTAAATCTTTCTTCGCTTTAACCCGGCAGCAGGTTTGGCGGAAGCGCCGGTGACAAATCTAACAAATTGTCTCGGTAAACTGCAACAGAAATTAAGCTTCAAGACTCAATCCACACAAACAACCAGGAGAATAAAATGAATAAAGATAACACGGTCACCTTGGGTGGCCGCGAATTTCCCGTTGCGCCCTTAACGCTGGGGCAGTTACGTCAGGCAGGCCCAGCCTTCACTCGCATCGGCATTGATACGCCGGAGGGCATGGGCGCGCAGTCCACAATTATTTATCTCGCCATGCACGCAGCCAATCCCAAAGTGACCCCCGCCGAAGTGGACGGAATTGTCGGCGTGACCTTTCCCGAACTTAAACAGGCCGTCGAAGTTGTTGCCAAACTGATGGGCGTCGAAATGCGGGCTATCGAACCGGGGGAAGCACAGCCGGTGGCTCCGGCAACAGCCTCGCCAACCTCGACTGGATCGACATCTACGGCGTCCTGATGACCGCTTGCGGATATACATCCGCCGAAATCGATGCGCTTCCCTTTCCTGCCTATCTCGATCTCCTCGCATATTGGCGCCGAAACCCACCCGCACATACGCTGCTGAAATGGTTCGTCGGCTTTAAGGCTTGAACCATGGGTAATGTTGTCGCCTCCACCCTTACCGTCAAAATCGATGACTTGACAGCAAAGCTTGCTGTTGCACGCGCGGAATACAAATCGACACAAACGTCATTGCGCGATTTGGCTTCGGAAATGAGCAAGACCGCAGCCCCTTCACAAGCCATGAAGGACAATTTGGCATCGGCGGCACAGGCCGCAAATGCCGCCCAAGCCAGTGTCTCTAAATTAAGCAGCGCGGTTGAAGCTAATCGGGCGGCGTTGGCGCGGCAATCCGGTGAAGGTGAACATAACGCTCAAATCTTCCGCGAAAAACTGGTTCTCGCGCATGAAACCTTAATCGGTTCTTATAAGCGCGGGGCTGGGTCACTTATTGTGCTGTCCGAACGCACGGGCGGGCTTGGCGGCGCTCTCGCCACATTGGTGACGCCGATTACCGCCACGGTTGGCGCTGTTCTTTTGCTCGTCGGTTCTTTTGCTAAGGCGGCCGGCATTGCCGAACAGTGGCAGGAGTCCTATGGCGAAATAAAAGCAGCGCTCGATGCAACGGGTGCCAGTTTTGGCGTCACAAACGCGCAGATTGGCACCACTATAGATGCGCTTCGCCAGCTTCACGGCGTTAATACTGAAATAGCGACCGAAATGGTCGAGTTGTTTTCGCGACAACGAGACATTGGCGTCAATTCTTATGTTCAGCTTGGTCAGGCCGCCGCCGGTTATGCAAGGGTCACGGGCACGGATGTTTCCAAAGCATCGCAAGAGCTGGTTTCGGCGCTCGATGGCGGATACGACGCAATTACGAAACTGGACAATCGCTTTTCCTTTCTCTCAACGTCGCAGGCGCAAGCGATCCATGACTTTGACGAAAGTGGCCAGAAAGCTCAGGCATTTGCAGTCGCAATCGGGGCATTACAGGCGAAATTCGGGCGACTGGTCAATGACGGTCTAACGCCGCTTCAATTAGGCGTAAACGATCTCAAAGACGCATGGCAGGGTTTGACCCATGCCATAGGTGAAAGTAGCTGGCTCACAAGTTTCAATGAAAGCCTCGGCCATGTTTTAAGCGGCCTTGGCATCATGATCGACCGGCTGCATGGCGCTAAGACCGCAGCTGAAGGTTTTACGGCACCGTCACTTTCGGTTCCATCGGCTGGAACACCGGCCTCTGCTGACGGCGGTGCCGAGCAGCTGCGCATTCTCCGTGAAATTCAGGACGAAAATCTTAAACTTAAAGCAGATGATGCCGAGCGCGGCCGTATCAAACAGGAATTAGCGCGCGACGAAGAAGCCCTGAAATCCGCGACCGGTGGCGAAGCCACAATTATTCAGGACAATATCGCCCTTCTCCAGAGGCAACAGCGCGAATTGAATAATCGCGTTGGTTCCGGGCAATTGCAGGGGCTGCGTGACGAACTTGAACAGGAAGTTGCGCAGCACCGTTTGGCTGGTGAGCAAGAGAAACAATACGATCTGGCATACTGGCAATCGCATCTCGACCAGGTTCAGGCAGGTTCCAAGGCGGAAATTGAAATCCGCAAAGAAATCTCCTCCCTTCAGCATGACCTTTCCAGCAAGGCGCTGTCAGATGAATGGCAGAATTTCTCCGAGAATATGCGCCTCAAGATCGACGCATCGAAAAGCAATGTTGCCCAGCAGATCGCACTCGCCAATCAATGGGTGCAGGAAGGCCAGGCTCTTTACGGTAACGATATCAAGAATTACAAAGCCGCGCTCGACGAGAAGACGCGCCTTGTGCAACAGCAATCGCAGGATGAACGCAAAATCCGCGAAATCGCACTCGCAAGCACGGCAGAAATCGAAAAGATTGATCTAGCTGGTGCGCCTGCGCCGAAAGGCAAAAGTAGTATAGTTGACTCTCTTTTTGGCGACGTCGACGGCAGCGGAGCTAAAGCTGATCTCGACCGCCGCATGGATGCCCTGAAAGCGGAATACGCGGCTAAACAGGCTGAATTTAACGACGTCATCAGCGGAAGCGACAGCACACCGGTTCAAATCGCCGAGGCTCAGGCCAAACTTGCAGCAGCCAACGAGCAATATGCGGTCGACACCCTCAATCTCAACAAGCAGGCCTCGCAACAGGTAACGCAGGCTTGGACGAGCGCCTTTGAACCTATCGAACATGCTTTCGACTCCTCGATCGAAGGCATGCTGCGCGGAACACAGACGCTGCAGGATGGTATGCGCAAACTCGCGCAAAACATCGTGATGAGCTTTATCCAGTCCGGCATTAAACAAGCTTTCTCTGGTCTCGCCTCACAGATGGCGAGCCTTACCGGTGGTGCAATGGGTGCCGGTGGCCCCATGGG